TATTGATAGCCGGATCGACGGTCAGGCCAAATTTATCGGATTTGGCCAGCAGCTCTTTCAGGCGGTTTCCTTCCCGCATCAGTGACAGTGTTTCAGGGGTAAGCCCCAGCGCATCCGCCACGGTTTTCTGCATCTCCGGACGCAAACCGGGAAAAATTCGGGCGATGGACTCGATGGTTTTCAGTACATCAACGGTGCCATTTTTGTTTTTAACGATCTGCGCACCAATCTGGGACATGACCGCCAGCACACCCGAGTTATTCCCGGCGGCGGCATCGTTGAAGGTTTTAAACAGTCCCTCAACCGACGTATGTGCCGCCTGGCTGTCAGCGCCGAGTATCTGCATGGCACCGGAAAGGCGTGAAAAATCATCGACGCGCATCCCGGCATTTTTAGCGGAAATGTCCAGATCGTAGGCACTACGGGCTGCCTGCTTCAGCGCATCGGCGGCGGCCATACCGCCTTTCGCCAGGCCATAGGCGGCAGCACCCGCCAGCCCAAACCGGCCTGCCGTGCCGCCAAATTTAAGACCAAGCTCCCCTACCATTTTCAGCGGGGGAACTATATCGCCAATAAACTGAACATTGTCCCGCGCCGCGCGGGACATGTTCGACAGGCGGCTGGTCAGCCCATCCAGTTTATCATCGGATTCCTGGCCGCCGAATTTGAGTCCCTGCCGGGTTTGCTCAATCTGAGGATTCAGCTTCTTTAGCGCTTCATCAATACGGATGATGGTCGCTGTGGCCTTATCCCCGGCAGTCAGTTCAAAATCAAACGCGTTACTCATCAGCAGTTTTCCGTCTTATCTGGTTAATACGCTTCGCCTGATTCACCCACCACATCAGACGATCGAGCGTCATCCCCCACGCCCGTTCATCTGACCAGCCAAAATAAGCCGTTATGTCTGCGGCTCGTTCTTGCCAGAGGGTGAGGATCTCCAGGTCAAAAAACCCAGGAGATAGTCCTCGCACTTCCGGTAATCAATAAAATCCATTTTTTGCAACACAGTTTCAGGAATGCCGCCGGAAGTCAGCGCGATCAGTAAGCGCATGGCGGCAAGAGAGGATTTTGCCGCCTGCTTTTCGTAGAACTGTTCAGCCTGGGAAAGCGTGGGCGCCCGCAACGTCAGCGATTCATAAAGAATCTTCTGATTAGTGTCTTCGAAGGGGACATCCAGGGGGATTTCTTTAAGTCGTTCAATCTCGGCCATGATCAGCTCTCCGTAACATCTGCGCCTTCCCAGCGCACATCAAAGGTTGCTTCTTCACTTTCAACTTCCTGCGCGTTGACCGTCCAGAGCCCCCTGCCAATGATTGTCTTGCCGTTGGCCAGTTCGGCAATCACGTTGACGTTAGTCTGCCCGTTGAAGCCGGAAACCGATGTTCCCCCGGCGTCGCGGAGCTGGCACGAGATATAGCCTGGTATTGGCTTTTCTTTATAACCGTGAACACCATCCATCCCCGTCTGCGTGGTGCGCTCCACTTTTGATGGTCGATATTTAAATTGTCCGACAACCATAACTGTCACCCCATCGACGGTGACATAGGCGGTTCCGGCATTGCGGTTTGAAGTATCTCCGGCCATGGTTATGCTCCTGTGCTCGCCTGGAGGCGGAACTGGTTAAGCAGCGCGAAGATGCGCAACTGATTGATGAGTGTCCCGGTCCACAGGACATCGACGCGGTTCGGGTTACTGGCGTTTTGTTCCACGATAAGCCCGGCGGCAAACCCCGCGGAATCCTGGACGTAACCCTGGTACTCCAGCGTCTGGTACTGGGCAATCTGATCCGCGCGGATGATATTGGGCGTGACGATCGCAGCGCCCGGCGCAAATCGCGTACCGTTGGCGGCCAGTTTCATACGGCCAAAACGGCTGGTGACCTGTGTGCGCAGGAAACGAACCACGAAAGCAAGAGTGAACAGCGTTTCGACCTGCAGATAGCTGTCGTCCTCGTCGCCATAGCTGTTTTTCTGATACGTGGTGATCAGGTTTTCAATGCGGACCGTACCATCATCATCCACCGTGAACGTTGAAATGCCGCTGTACAGCAGATTATTACGCTCCGTAAGTTCAAACCGGTCTTCCAGCGCCGGAGCCAGTACACCGGAAATCGCCAGGCTTTGCAGGGGGCGACCTGGATCATTACGCAGGCTGACGGCTGCCGCGCCGGTGTAACCTGCCGACCAGACCCACGGGGGAGATGGCGACTTGTTCACGCCCATCATGGTTTCATGCTGGTTATTACGCGATTCCCCCTTCGTCCCCAGCGTCGCATAGGTGCCGGTTGTTGTGGTAAACGTGTGTCCATAGAGTTGTTTCTCCCAGGACCAGCGACCGCCGCTGTCGGACAAAAACGCTTTCAGTGCATCAAGGGAGGTGGTGTCATCGTAGGCGCTGACGATGAAGTCAAATGCCCGGTCCTGAAGGTTAGCCAGCGCACCGGTAATATCCGGCGCACCGGCACCACCGGCCATCGGGGTGATCGTCAAAACGAGACCAGCCGGAGTGGCTTCACCACCCGGAGTACCTTCAAAATTCAGGCGGATATCAATGCTGTTACCCTGTGAACCAAGGTTTTTCGCCAGCAGCGTAATGGTGTCGGTCGCCACTGTGGCAGTAACGGGCAGCGATGTTTTGGCATTGATCGCCGCCGCCAGCGAAGTGGCAATGCCTGCGACCGTGTCTGTCGCCACAACGGTCAACTGAACACGAATACCTGCGATATAGAGCGAAATAACCCCGGTATCCGTTGGCGCGCTGGCAACTTTAATCGTGCCATGCGCCGCAACCATTGACTCCGAATCTTCCTCCAGCGGCAGGATCCAGATTTCGGCGGCTGAGTCATTGGCCTGATACCCCGTCATCATGGCGTGCAGGAGGCTGCCCTTCCCGGCCAGTTCGCCGACGGTATTGGGCGATGACACCCGTTCCGGAATGCCTGCGGTCGCCGTACCGGCGGGCAACATACCGCCAATAAGTAACGTCCGCTGCGTCGCGGTCGCCGTGTTTGCCATTGAATTATCAAACTCGACGTAAAACAAAGGGGCGCGTATGTTATTGGGTACACGTGCAAACGGGACTGTCATTCTGTGCCTCCCTCATTTTTAGCTGTCGTTGACTTTGCCGTGACCACAGAGGTGGTTACAGGTTTTTCAGTGATGGAAACATCACCATCACGCACCCGGCGGCGCCAGAAAATAGTGTCCGGGACTTCCGCGCCCTCTGCGGGCAAAGGGGAGCCCTTGACGGGATCGCGAACGCTGAGCCCGTCTTTCGGTTTTACAAACATGGGTTACTCCTGAAGGTTAATATTTGCGCCGGGCACGGGTGTGCCGTCGGGCATCTGAACCCGAATATCGATGCCCTCAAGCGGCACGGATTCAACCGGATAAAAATCCTCTGGCCCCTGGTAATATTCGATGTCGATTTCATAAAGAAGCTGGCCGAGGTGCGCTTCTCCACCGGCACCGACATTGATGGTTGAACGGATTTCGCGGAACTGCTGAATGACCCGTGTCAGTTCATAGCTGTTAACGACAGCCCGATCGATTTGCTCGCGCAGGGCTTCAAGCGCCAGTTCGGCTTCCAGCGCGCCATCGTCAGCAGTTTCACCGTCATATTCCTGAAGGCGGCCGGAAATACGAACCGTGGTTATAGTGGTAAAAGCAGGAGTATTACGCCCCTGCGAATGTTTGTGATCAAAAGGAGTCTGCACCAGCAGGCACGGGTATAAATCGCGGTTAGTGGGAAAGTCGCGGGGGGAAAATACATTTTCTCCGGCGCTGGTCTTTCCCTTCAGCGCATCCACCACCAGCTGACGAACATGGGCTGCATTCATTTTGCCTTCACTATCTTCAGAACCAGTTTCATGCCGCCGTGGCTGTCCGGCTGAACATCAGCAATATTAAAGAGCTGATTCACCGCGACGCCGCCGACAATCTGAATAAAGACGCGATCCCCCTGTACCGGCATCGAATGCCCGGAAAACTCAGCATCACGCACACCGAGCACCGGGTTTGTGGTGTTGATTTCCGCACTGCCATCAAGGTCTTCAGACGCCTGAACGTAGCCGCGATCAAAAACCCCGTTCACAGGGAACGGGGCTCCATTTTTTGGCCGGTATTCATGTTCATCGCCAAAGACATGATGCAGCGGGGCGAGAAGGTGCTCATCCCAGTTGACGCCCATAATTATGCTGCCGGGGCTGACGGATCGGTTGTCACGCTAACCTGCCCGTCTTCTTTCGTGACCGAAACGGACTGAGCGTCTGCATCAGCGGATTCCGCTTCCTGCAGCAAAACGTCCATAGTCTTCACGAATCCCAGGGAAATGAGGCGATCTGCCTCCGCCGCTGGGAGATCCACACGGGTATTTTGCGCATACGTTTCACCGTCATGCCGGATGTTTTTTCCACGCAAAACCACAACCGTTTTAATGGTTGTGGCATCGGTCGGTTTTTCTTTTGCCATGATTTACACCACCGTCGCACAAAGGGCCGCGTTGACACGGCTGGGGATAACGATTGGGGAGGACTGCATCAGCAGGAAACGCTGACCAGGATCCTTTTCCGTCCAGGTTTTCGGCGCGTATGCCATAGGACCGTAATTGAATTCAGGATCCAGGATGGCGCCGAAAGCACGTGTCCCCATTAAATCAGGGCCGGACATAATGACCGAGCCGTCCGCAAGCATCGGCGTTTCGACACCCGTATCCGGATCAATAAACCAGTCGTTGTACAGCCACAAATCGAACTGGCCCCAGCGACCTTTGTACACCGCGCCCTTCTCAACGCGCGCACCTGCATCAATCTGGTTGCCAAAAGGACTCAGTGCAGGAAAAACAATGGCATTGTCTTTGATGGTGGTATCCAGGCGAAAGGCGCGCCAGGATTTGTTCGTAAAGATAAGGTCGGTAGGCGCTGCCCCGGATTTCTGCAACACTAACGTCTGCCAGATTTCGATGTCGTCAGATGGCTGGGTATTCGTTGCACCTGCCGCCAGGCTGGTCGGCCATTTATCCGAACCACTCAGGGCTACAGTCAGTGCCGGATCGCGACCAAAATCCACCACGGTGGTGGGGAACCCTTCCCCTTTTATGGTCACGGTGCCGGTTGACAGTGCGCTGGCCGCCATCCACTCCAGGCGACGATTGAGCACATCAATCTGATCGCTCATTTCGAACTGGATGTTCAGCATCTCGCGCTCAGCGGCAGTATATTCGCCACCAATACGCTCGCCAATCTGGCGACGGATCGGCTTACGCAGATCCGGAGCACGCTTGTCTTTGATATACGCGGGTTTGAATTTGTCAGTCTGATAGCGACGGCTTTCCACCAGCTTACCTTCTACCAGCGGTGAGCAGAATGGGGCCATACGACGAAGACCCACGTCCACATCAATGGCGACGAATTCATCCTCACTGGTTTCAACGTTCGGGAATAAACGATCGAGGAGCCAGTTTTGTGACGTCATCAGGTTAGGCACCAGCCCGACCAGCGACACGGTATCGTAAATACTTTGAGCCATAATTTACTCTCTATACATCCCGACCTGCCGTCGGGGAAATAACAGACGCGCGCAACCCTGCCTGATGAAAGGCACCGTGGCTGGCATGAAAGGGTTAACGATGAAGATTAACTTGACGGGGCCTGAACACTGTCACGCAGGAAAATACCGTAAGGACGCAACGCGGTTTTCAGCGTGGCCAGCGTCCAGCTCCCGTCAAACGTGATACGGTTCTGGTTGATTTCACCCATAAGATAAACGCCGGCAAGAACATCCGCAGCAGTTGCATTTGCATCATCGGCGAGAATCGCTTTTGGCACCTGACTCCCGTCTGTCGCCGTTGCCACGCTGAGTGTATATTTTCCTGATGCGGTCACGACCCCAAGCACGGTGCCGCGCTTATAGGTGGCTGTAGACCCCGACAGAATTGTCACGGTATCGGACACTACCTGTAGCGGGCCTGACAGAAGCTGATCAGGAATGAAAGTATCGTGCTGCACGCCTGGCACCCAGGCATTTTGCCCTACCTGATTTACAGTCATTATTTCTTACCTTTAACTTTATTGTAGAGAGCGGTTGCGCGCGACACCACAGAGTCGGCGTTGTCCGAACGGCTGTCACTTTCATTGCCTAACTGATGGTTTTTAATCCGCGACATGCGTTCATCAAGGGTGACTTTTTTTGCTCCTGACGATTGCGGATGACTGTTCCCTTTTAACACCGCAATTGCTGCGGAAGAACTCATGCCGGTTTCGAAAGCCAGCGACGCGGCCAGAGCGACATTACCTGCGGCATATCTGCTGGCGAAAATACGGGCGCAACGACGACGCTCAGCCTGACGCGCCTGACGGCTGGCTTTGCTGTCTTTGCGATCATCGCCGTCGTCATCTTCCGGATCGGTGTCGTCATCTTCTTCAGCATCAACGTCGTCTTCGTCGTCTTCGGCGTCGTCCTTGCGGTCGTCGTCTTCAGCATCAACGTCATCTTCGTCGTCTTCGGCGTCGTCCTTGCGGTCGTCGTCTTCAGCACGACTTTTTGCCTTACGGGCTTTTTTGGATTTTTCCTCATCCTCTTCCGTCGCGCGCGGGCCGCCAAAGAAGTGAGCAAACTTAAACGGTTTAGCTTTAGCCATATCAGGCTCCTGTTAATTTCAGTAAATTTCGAAACGCCGCGTCGGGCGTCATGACCATATCTGCCAGCCCCAGCGCGACGCCATCCGCAGCCATAAAGCAGGCCGCTTCGGTGTCACGCACCACCTTTTCTTTCATCCCCCGGTTTCGGGCGACCGTACTGACAAACAATTCCCCCATCGCATTGATGTCGTGCTGAATAGCGGCAAACGCGGTATCTGACAGCGGCTGATAGGGATTGGACTCGGCTTTACGGTCACCGAACGTGATGATCGTGACAGCCACACCGGAATTTTTAATCTGTTGCGACCAGTCAACGTGCATCGTGATCACCCCCACCGAACCCACCCCACCGGTTCGCGGAACGCAAATACAGTCTGCGGCGCTTGCAATGGCATACGCCGCGGAATAGGCGCTTTCCGTCAGGATGGCGTGAATGGGTTTCTGCCCGCGGGAGTTGTAAATCACATCGACCAGATCAAAACACCCGGCAACCTCTCCACCGGGCGAATCGATATCCAGACAAATGGCTTCCACTTCCGGATCATTTAATGCAGTTAAAAATGCCTGGCGGATGCCGTTATAACCCGTCATACCGCTGTACGGTCGCAGGCTACCCAGCTTCTGCACCAGCGTCCCCTGAATGGTAATAACGGCCACCCCAGAGACATTGTCATAACCGGGATCAGATCGGGTTTCCCGCTGACCGCTCCAGTCGTAGTCGTCGTCATCCTCCATTGCAAAACTTGACTCAATCCGGGTGATGCCCAGCCGGTCAGCCAGCGCCGCCATCACCACTTCGGCTTTTTTGGGATGGATGGCCAGCGGCGTGTTAAACAGCCGCTGCGCTAAATGGGGTAGAATCACTCTGCCTCCGGATTTTTAATGGTTTCGGGGGCAAAGGTATCCGCCTGTCCCCACGACGGCACGGTTAATCCACGTTCGCGGAAGGCCTCAACCTCCCTTGCGCGCTGATCAAGGAGTTCTTCCCAGTCTTCACCCACATTCTCGGAAACCTCCATTTCTAGCGTGGACATACCCGAATCCATGCCCAGGATTGCCCCTTTTTTCTCGGCAACAGGATCCACCCATCCGCGGCCAGGCCCCATCCATTGTGTACGGCAATAGGCTGCCTTCGCTGTCAGAAATTCGGGGGCGGCAGCGGGAAGTGGAACCTCACCAAGATCGTGGAGTTCTTCAATAAAGCTGCTGAATATGGGTTGTGCAAAACCGTTAGCAAAGTCGGTACGCCGACGTGTCAGCGTTTTCCACGCCTCGAGCATCGCTGAACGGGCAGAACTGTAATTCACATCAGACCAGTCCTGCGTCAGTTGCTGAGTTGAAATACCAAGTGCTGCGGCCACATTACGAAGCGCCGCACTTTCAAATGCGGCAAAGTTGCTCATCGGGCGGGTAGCGGTAACAGTATCAATGCCTTCTCCCGGCGCGAGGATTGGCAACCGGACACCGCCCTGCAACGACAGGCGGTTATCTTTATGAAATTCAGTGCGCATATCCTGGTATTCAAGGACATCATCACCTTCCAGAGATTCAGCAAACAACCTGGGATCATAAGGAGAGGTAATATAGGCACCAAAAATGGCGTTCAGAATGGATGCTTCCAGTTCAACCTCATCATATTTAATGAGCATTTTCAGGCGCTGGACTATCGGTGTAAAAATACTGGTTCCCCGATGCTGCCCTGCACGTTCAGCATCAAAATCGTGAACAACAATGGGGCGTCCCCATGATGTCTCTCTGGGTATCCTCTCCCATGTCACTGATTGTTCTGCACTCCACCAGTCACCCGCATGCGCCTTGCGGATATGGTAAGCAACAGGCACACCATCATCGTCTATCTCAACACCACCACGAACCTTTTTCAGGTCGAACTGCTGCTGTGGATTACTTAGCCTGTCGGGATCAATAATCTGAACAGTTGTCGCATAACGTGCTTTGCCGGGGCCTAACCGGTCGGTTCGGTACTGAAGAACTGCCAGCGCGTCGCCGTCCACAAGTTTGTGGCGAAAAGCCAGGCGTAACATTTGCGATACAGTTTTCTTTCTTTCGACATCGCAGTAGCGGTTTGGATCATTAGCCCAGGTTCGCCAGGCGGATTCAACGGCCCTGCCATACTCATCAGCCCATCTGGCGTCAAAGGCCTTGATCCCGGTTTGTAATGCCAGTGCACGGTAATCCACTTTGGCGATAGGGCGAAAGTTTGCGCCGACGGCATTATCCAGGATACGGGTGACACTCCCGGATGCCCACCCGTCATTTCGGGCCATATCGCGGACGCGGGAAACAATTCTGTCGCGATAAATATTAACTTCGTTATCTGCCGACCATAATGCAGGTTGCCAGTTAACCATCTGATCGCTGAATGAGTCTGCCGCATCATAAGGCACCCGACCAGAACCATTGAGCATTGAGGCCCGACGATTCGCGGGCGGCAATGGGCTGCCATCCGGACCGAGGATTCTGATTTCACTTTTCATCAGTACCGGAACCTTAACGCCGTACGGGGACGCTTAACGATACCCAGTTGGGCCTGCAACAACTGAATCAGTGCGACCAGTTGCCCGATATCTGTTTGCTGGTAGGTAACAGAACGGGTGCCGTCACCCTGTGAGTAAGAAAATGACACCCCTTTTGCGCCGGATGAAAGCTCGATGTATGCCTGCTGTGCTGACGCTAATGCCGCCAACAGTTGTTCGCGTGGCATCGCACCAGCCAGCAGACTGGAGTTAGGATTAAACATGTGGATTCCTTATTATCTGGCCAGTCGTTTATGCAGGGCTTTACGTACGGATTTATCCGGCTCATCAATAATGACGCCCGGTAACTGGTAATTAACTTTCGCTTCCGGTACTGATGGTGGAGGTAGCAATATGTCCCCTCCTGTTTCAAGACTGGCGGCACGGACATTCAGTTTCAGGCCCATGTGCATGAGTCCGCACAGCGCGGCATACCCATAGACCCGGCAGTCCAGCGCCTCATTCGCGCGGCCTGGGATCTGTTCCCAGACACTGAACCGCTGCCCGGCAACGACCTTATAGACGAGTCGCTCCGCCAGAAGCTGGTTGAAATAGCCGACATCACGATCGTCAGGGAAATGCATATATCCCGGCGCTGGTTCATCCTGTTTGGGTGGTTCAAGATGCAATCTGCCGCGCACAACATCCTTGGCGGCGTTGACGCCGATGATGATTGGCCGGTACTGCGCCTTGCTTTTTGACGAGGGTCGTTTGGTCGGCCAGACGGGATTGCGTTTGCCGCCCTGGGCAGACTCCCCCTTTACAGCCCAGATGCGACGGGCAAGGCGTTCTTTCGCGAACTCGTAAACTTTCTGGGTATGGTGACCACCGGAGTCATGGCAGGCCGCCATGATGGTCAGTCCCCTGCCATCGTTCCGGCGCCAGACCTGTTTCAGATACGCGTCAAGCCGTTTCCACGGTTCATCGGTCTCCAGATCCCCGTAAATAACATCGTGCGCCACCGACCAGGATTCTTCGTTTTTCCCCCAGCCAATCACCTCGATTTCGAAACGATCATCCTGGGTATCAATCCCGGCGGTGAGCACAGCCACCCTGTCATGCACCGGCACAGGAAAGACTTCCCGGCGCGCCAGTAAGATATCGACAGGAAGCTGCTTGCCGTGGTTTGGCCGGTGAGGCAGCCCCATCTGGGTATTCCACCAGGCCTGTTCTTTGTCCGGATCCCCCTTCGCTTTGATGTACTTCTCCGCGATGTCGGATGGTTTATCTTTCTGCCACGGGCTGAACAGCTTTGATGCCTGATAACCGGCATGGGTATTTTCAACGGCTTCGCGACCGCAGACCGGGCAGATGGCCCGGTAAACGGCATGCCGATCAGATTCGGACCAGCGCCAGACGGTATCAACACTGCCCTCATCCTCTGCCCGCCAGGCGTTGTCATAATCCATCAGCGGGGAATGCCGCTCTCCGCAACATTCAAACGCCTTTGTCTGATGCCAGCGGATGGTATGTAACGCGCGCAGCCGCTGACCTTCTGACCAGCCAGCCCCGCAACACTCGCAGTGGATCATGGCTGATTTGGTGAGGTGCTTATCACCCTCTTTTGGCCACTGGACGTGTTTAAAAAAATCCAGGAACTGCCGGTGCCCGCAGTGCGGACACACCACGGATGCCCGGCGCTGATCAGAGTCGGCGTAGCTGTCCGCAATCCGGCTTTCATCTTCCACCGTCGGTGAGCAGGCACGGACAGATAACCAGGTCAGACCAAACGTTGCCGTTCGTTCTTCTGCCAGCGCAATAGGATCGCCCTCGCGCGTTATCGGGTATTTGTCCACCTCATCCGCCAGCAGAATTCGAATCGGCCGCCGCGCAAGGTTGTCCGGACTACCGGCACCTGCCAGCGCAAGAAATCCGCCAGTGAAGGATTTATAAAGAATGGTTTCCTTGGAGCTTTTCTGTTTTGAGTCGCCAATGATGTTGCGCAGAACGGGCGTTACGCGCACCAGCGGGCTGATACGCTCTTTTGAAAACTGCTCTGCCGCTTCCTCTTTCGGTTGCAGCAGCAATATCGGACACGGATCGAGATGCGCGAAATACCCGAAGAGGTTTTCCAGCAATGCGGTTTTCATTAACTGGGTGCAGCACATCACCGTGATGATGTGAACACCGGATTCAGTCGCCGCCAGCATCGGCCCCCTGGCGATCTCAACAGTAGATGTTTCCCAGTTCCCCGAGGTACTTCCCGCCTCTTTTGCCAGTTTGCGGTAATCATCGGCCCATTGCGGCACGCTGATCCTGGGTGGTGGCGTCCAGCCTTTCCGCGCACTCAGTTGCAGGCGATCAATCTTCTGCTGGCTTAAACTCTGGCTCTCCGAGGACTGAGATATGTTTGTGGACATGTTCAATCAGCACCTCTGTCATCCTGTCCGCCGGTACATCCAGATCAGCAGCCATGAGCGGAGCCACCCTGGACGGCCAGTTAAGCCAGGCATCACGCTGTTGGCGAAAGGCGTTGAAAAGAACCTCCTCGGCGACAGTCATTTCAATAAGCTGACCATCTTTTTGCTGAAACTCTAGTTTTGTGAGCAACGCAAGATAGTTCTCACGTATCCGCGCCGCTTCTTCTCTCGGAAGATTGGCACCTTCCGTGATCATTATCTGCTGTACGATTTTATCAATGTCGTCCCCGCCATCTTCGCCGATGACCGGCACTTTGTTTTTCTTCGCGTTCGAGACGCGGGGATCTTTTCCGTCGCGATTTTTTTTGAGTGCTGCATCGCTGGCTTCGACATCAATCAGGTCACCGGCCATCACAATGAACCTGCCCGCTTTGATCCAGCGGCCAATGGTTTTGCGATCAACGCCGGAATGCTGGGCGTACTGGCTCTGGTTCATCGTGGTCATGGGACATCACCTGGGACATTTTCAGGGGTGGGACATTCACCTGGGACATTTTTGCAATGTCCCACCTAAATGTCCCACCTAAATGTCCCACCGGAATAAACAGGAATAATCAGCACTGGTGCGGCGTTCGTGGCGATCATCACAGGTGGGACATGGGACACAAATCCGAAACCTGTAGCTAGGAAAACAACGCGG